TGCACCTTGCCATGTTAATCCAGCTGGTCCTACTGGTCCAGGTAAACCATTTGCGCCTGTAGCACCTGTTAAACCTATTGGTCCTGCAGGTCCTGCTGGTCCTGGACCAAATTGATTTGCAAAATCTTGAACAGTGATTGCTCCAGTTAAGTAACTATCATCTCTTCTATTGTCTTTAAGACCTACTGGTAAAAGAGTTTTAGATGGATCAACAGTAGTAACTTGTCTACCTCCTTTGATCCAACTAATAAAATTTAAAATATCCATGATTTTATTTGTTTATTATTTGTTATGAGTAAACTCTTATTTCTATTGATACATTTTCAAAATTATCTTGTTGTACAAATGAAGTATCAAAATTTCTAACAATTATAGCATTATTTTGAAGAACCCCCATAGCTGTATTATTATTTGCGTACAAGGGAACATTATTATTTTTACCACTTCCAATAAATACAAATGTTTTACCAACAATAAAAGGACCATTACTTGGAAAAGATGGTAATGATAATCTATATTGTCCAGTTGATAAATATTCCCAAGATAAATTTACATCAATAGTATTCATTAATATAGTATCTGATGGATTACTTGTTCCTGATTGACTTAATATAGCTGTATATACTTTATACGGACTAAGTTGTGCTGCAAAGTCTTCAACTGTAATTGCTCCAGCTAAATAACCATCATCTCTACGGTTATCTTTTAACCCAACAGGTAATAATGTTTGTGTAGGATCAACTGAAGTAACAACTCTGCCACCCTTTATCCAAGAAATAAAATTTAAAATATCCATTGCTAATGTTTTTGTATACAGTATAATATACAAAAAATATTTGAAATAAAAAAATCCTCAGCCTGTAAACTGAGGATTAAATTTTCTAGCTGAATGAGGTAACAAATACTAGAATACTTTTATGCACATAGATAACCAACTGTAAAAGCAACAATGATGATTAAAGCTATAGCAACATTGCTCATAAATCTTGCTTCTGAATCTTCTTCCCACATATGTTTTTGTGGATTATAGACAGGCTTAGTTAAACTTATTGAAGCTGCCCAAAGAGTAATTACTAGTATCACTGCTATAAACCATCCTATTGCTTTAATAATTATCATAGTGAGTCAATTCTTTTTTGTAAATATACTAAAGCTTTTTCTAAATCTTCTTTTTCTTTAGATTTATTTTTTTTACCAGCTCTAGCTACATACTTAATTACATTACCAAGATAGAAGTCTTTATCTAAACCCCACGCTTCCAGTACGTTAAACACTTCATATACATTACCAGCTCCACCATAATGATTAGGTCTTGTAGGATTTTCTGCAATACCTTTTCTTTCATTGTACTGGTTACATACCAAATCATGTTCTGCTGAACTTGTCATTACATATGGAAAGTCTTCATGATTAGTATCCATGATTACCAAATTATTACAACATCCATTTCACTAAGTACAAACTTCATTGTACCACCAACTTCTAGTCTTTCAACTGTTTCTAAGTTTAATGCAGATGTACGGACATACACTTTATCTCCAACTTTTACATCTTCAACTTTGTCTCCTACTGCATACACATTCAACTTGTTCCACAACTTAATTGTTTCTTGCATAATGTGTTCTTCATCTTTTTCAGATAACTGGATAGATGATTCTTTTCTTACTGGTACATCAACTAAGATTGTACGGCCTCTTAATACTTTAAATTCTGACATAATTTAATTTTTAAATGTTACTACTTTTACTGCTGCCATTTGTGCACTTACTAGTTCTCCTACTGCATGGTCAAATAACAAACTCTTAATCGGAGATTTTCCGTTTTCTTCATATGATTCTAACATGATATTAGCAACTTCAGCCATCAGGCTTTTTACTTTAGCTACCTTGTCATCATTAGAAGGGTTGAATTCAATACCTACTAATAACTCACCAAAAGATAAAATCTTTGTTTCTTTAAAGCCTACTGTTTCTTCTGCAGCTTCATTTACATTTGTGTTCTCTTCCATTATACAACTGTTTCATATGTTAATTTAAATATATCTTCCCGGCAAGGATAAAACTCACCCTTAACACCTCTGATAATATAATCTCCTACTGTAGCTGTCATATCCCCTTCTAGAGTTACAACAACTAAATTGTTTACCTCACCTTTGCTAAAGCATCTTTCACAAAAACCTAACATCTCAGTTAAGTTGTCACCTGTCCATTGTTTTGCTTGAATGACTACAGGTTTTTTTCTATAGAACTTTGGCATAAACTTAGGCATCATATTGAGCTTCTTTCTTCTCAATGTTTTTAAACATTTGATCTTTTAACATATCAAACTTAATTTGCTCTAGAATTCCAATCAAAGTGATTGCATTCATTTCACCTTTCTCTAAGGCTACTTCAATTTCTACTCCTTGATCCTTATGGATATGGATAGCTAGAATTGTTGTTTTTTCTGACATACTTATTTGGTTTTTAGTTTGAGGTACAGATAGGATTCGAACCTATGGCTTTACAGTTTTGCAGACTGTTGCTTTAGACCACTCAGCCACTGTACCTTATTTTATACAAATATAAACTTTTTTTATTTACAAACAAAAATCCCTAGAATATTTTCTAAGGATCTTTCTTACCTAACCGTAGCAAAAATTTTCATCAATACAAATATATAAATTATTTATGATATAAAAAACCCAGGCAGCAATTCTTGATCAGAGAGACTTACCTGGGTGTGTTAGTGGTTATACATTTCTGCTTTCCCAATAACGGAGAGACCAAGCAGCAGATCTTACGGGATGCATGCATGGTACTGAGCCTATGTAATGAAATACACAGGTCTTGCAAAAGACCTACCCTGGTACGCTCGGCTGGGTGACACCCCAACCCAGAAGCGTGGTAGGTATTAATCTATACAAAATAATCTTTGTCTACTATAGCTATAAATATTAAATTCATTTACAGTGTCTATCCAATATCCCAATGGGAAAGTATCTTTACAGTAGAATGGATAGTCTGCCGTGTTGTCATATATAGGACTTGATACAGTGTCCCAATGATATGTATAAACATACCTAGGTCTTGTGTTGTCATACCCATCACCATTCCACCAACCTGGATCACTTTGAACATCAATAGAGTCCTTGTACCTTCTCTCCCATAGATACATTGCCTTACAAGTACATGGTAATGTGTACTCTTCCTTCTTACATCCAGTTAAGGAAATTGTTAATGCTAATAATAATACTTTTTTCATAATATTTATACCTTTAAAGGTAACTACTTTTCAAAAACACTACATATTAGATGATCTATATCCCCAATATGGTATAAAACAGAGGCTCCCACCTGCCTTCCTCTGCTATAGACTTATCTCTCCAGTAGTCTACCCGATGCCACGGATGCTTAACCATCCTGCATTCCCTCCTTCACAATGTTAAGTTGTCTTGTGAGCCAGTTATTTTTACTGTCTTCAGGGAGAACTTGAAATGGACATCCTAACGGTTATATTCCACAGCTTTTTGTCTCCCGTCTTATACCACAAATATATATTATAATATACATAACACCAAATATAACTTACAAAAGCATGCTATACTTTACATATTATACCAAATATACTTTACATAATAGTACTATATTGTAAATTTTATTTAAGGTTATTCCCTGATAAAAATTATTTATTTTAGGAACTCACCCTTAAATTATTCATTGTCATAGAACATTCTTTCTGAATCTTCTGTACTCCATTTCTCAAATCCTTCACAATTATAGTAGTCTTTGTTAACTAAGTAATCTGGTTTCTCAGGGAATGGTTTAGTTACAAAGCTAGGCTCAGACCACTTAATTCTGTTGTTAGGTTGTAATGCTATTTGACCATTATCAAGTAAAATGATGTGATGACTCTTATGTTCTAATGGATCTTCTGCTAAAGATAAATCTGTGTTGTGATCATTAGACCCCCAGTTGATAGTACCATAATAACTACCCGGGTAGAATTTGTGATCTTTCATATAGACTTCTACCCTAGTGTCGTACAAATATGACAAGTGTAGTAAAGTAAAGTTATAAGAGAAGCAATTCCATATCTGTAAGTAATGAAACGGTAGATCTATCTCTGGCATTTTGTTTTCATGAAGTAGAGCATGACTTGGTAACTTATCTCTAAGTACTCCATTATCTAACAGTACTTGAAATAGTGCTGCTTGTCCC